CCAGCCCGTGAGCAGGGTGGTAACTTGGCGGCAGGTCAGGTATCTACTATCGCAGAGCGTGGAAAGGCTGAGGTTATCATGCCTGCTGGTGCTTCTCGCGTTAGAACAGCCCAACAGATGCGCCAGATAATGGGTGAAAACTCCTCATCTAACAGCACACCTAACGTTCAGATTGTTAACCAGACAACAGGCAGAGTTGACTCAGTAACTACTGAAAAAATGGATGAGAATAACCTTCGTGTTATCATTCGTGAAACTGTTACTGGTGATTTGTCAGATAGTAATTCATCCATCTCTAAAGCTCGTCGCGGAACTCGCGGCCTTGCAGGATTCAAATAATGAGCGACATCAGGTTTCCAGCATCACTTAAGCCGATAGTATCGAAGGGATATAGCCAGACTCGCGGGAGTAATGTTTTCCGCACATCAGTTACTGGCGGGTTACCGCGCCAAGGCAGGGATGTTTATTTTGAGGCGGTTCCATTCTCGATCACCTTGTTAACCTCATCACTTGGACGCCAGGCGTTTCTTAGCTTCCTGAATAATATCCACGCAGGAGCGGATTCATTCATCATGCCGCTTGATAGCGGGCTTGGCATTCAAGACCACCAAGTGATGATCACAAGCACAATCAACGACAGTACGGACGATGGGCTTAACTGGACATTCACATTCACCATCACAGCGGAGCGCACCGCCATTCAGGAAGATACCTGCTTAACAGCAAACCTCCCTGACCTGTTTGGCTGTTACGGTGATTGCCTTGGTGGCTTCCTTAAAACCTACGGAGTATACCAAACCACATTCCCGCGCATCTGGAGTGATGAGGGTCCGGCTGGTTATCCGCCAATCAATATGCAGGCGCAGGATTTGGATGGTCGCATCGTATATTCAGGTCCTTCAGTTAACTACCTGAGCAGCGCAGGATTGCTTGCTTCATCCGCTGTGAATGAATGGCCTTTGCAGTTTGTTGGCGGGGTGGCTGTTGGTAGGGTTGCGCCTGAAGGATTGTCAAGCAACTTAAATTTACAATCTGGGAATATATTAAATGCAGCATGGACAAAAGTTAACCTTGTTTCTGTTGGGTCTGTAAGCGCACCAGATGCATCTACTAATGCTTTGCATATAGCGTCTAACGCGACATCTGGCGTTCACAATATCAGCCAGTCAGTACTTCGAGATGATAGCTCTGATTATACATATAGCGTGTTTTTAAAAGCTGCTGAACAATCTTTTTGCAGAATACAGCTGGGGCTTTTCGGTCAGCAAGCAAACCCACAGGCAGCTCTTGTTAACTTAACATCTGGAACTATAACCGCTGTCGTAGATCAGAGTCGCGTGGGGATAAAAAGCGTAGGGAATGGCTGGTATAGAGTTTGGTCTAGAATTACGACAAACGCAGCTGGCGGAAGCATTGCTGCCCAAGTCTACACCGCAGACCAAACACCTCCTAGCTATCCTCAGACGCATTCTGGTGATGGAGTAAGTGGAATAAACGTCTGGGGATCGCAAATAGAAAAGCAATCTCAGCCATCTAGTTACATTCCCACTACAACAGCAATCTCAAATCGCGCATCTGCATCAGCTAGCGTCTTCATGAATGGTGCAACCAGCATTGACATCACTTACTCAGATGCATCGGTTGTTAACGTGGCAGCAGTAAGCGATTACGCGCCAATCCCTCAGGCAAGTGCAGCGTGGGGTTCAAAATTCATCACTCGCATTGATTTCAATGTATAAGGATTAGCATGAGCGAAGACAGCGTGATCGCAGCATACAAGCTTAAGCTGGCCTCTAACCCTGAGGGGCAGATGGACTTTGAAACGGTAGAGATAACGCACTCTCTACTCCCTCAAAGATATCTGCTGGTTATCGGCACTACTGATCTAACTGCTACTCTTGAGACTGGCGAGGTAGTGACATTCCTCGGCGTCCCAATGGAGATTCAGGAGGGTGGCAACAACAACGACATGGACCAGCAGGCATCATTCACCTTGCCTGATATTGGAAATGAACTTGATGACGCAATGGAAAAGATTCCCTTGGGTGATGAGGAGTCTCCGGTATTCACGTTCAGGTCATTCGTGAGCACTGACCTTAGCTATCCTGCGCGCGGACCCGTCACATATGACCTGCAATCCCTATCTCAGAGCAAGGGCGTGTTTACTGCTGATGTGGGTGTTCCGCGCCTGAATGAGCGCCAGACTGGCATCTTAATGACACCTCAGGTCATTCCACTTCTGCGCGGGATACTGGCGGCATGAATATCAATGATTATACGGGTCTGCCTTATGATTTTAGAAAAAGAAACTGCTGGCACCATGTCAGGAATGTGCGAGCTGATGCTGGGATAGAAACTCCAGCATTCGATGTTATTAGTCCGGCGAAAGCAAATGACATGTTCGATTCCGGCCACGCTGACAGTAAGGGACTAGTGAAGGTAGATAGCCCGCAAAACTATGATGCCGTTCTCATGGGTGTTAAACACGCTGGCAGGATCGTCTGGCACTCAGGAATTTACTTTGATGGATGCGTAAGTCACTGTGAGCGCGCCGCTAAACAAGTTAAGCTAGAGCAACTAAGCGATATCATTAAGAGATATCCCAGCATAGAGTTCTGGCGATAAGAGGATTTTACCTTGCCAATAGTTCACCACCTGGCACGTAATGCCGAAGGCGGTTTCGACCGCAAGAAATACCGCATGTCTCCTATGGAATTTGTCATCGCGCACATTCCAGACGGCACTCCATTTCAGATATTCATCGAAGAGATTGGTGATGATAATGATGTAACGGAGGATTTCGAATCGCTAAAGGAAGATGCTGAATTCTTCGTTGTTGAGTCAGCAGGCGGCGGCCTTACTAATAGTTTTGCATTTAAGTTGTTCATTGACCCGCTTGGCATCACCAAGCAGATCATGAAGCTTATCAGTCCACAAGCAGCAACGTCTGGCATCGCCAGCAACTCACAGGGAAGCAGCCCTAACAACAGCCTTACAGATAGAACAAACAAGCCACGACCATATGAGCGAAGCTATGACATCTGCGGAACCGTGCAGAGCATTCCCAACGACCTGATGACAACCTATAAAAAATACAACGCATCCGGCGATGTTATTGAATATGGTTTTTATGATGTAGGTAGAGGTCCGCTAGACACTCCGGTAAGCGGCATCACTGATGGGGATACTCTTCTTAGTGAGATTACTGGATCATCCGCTGCTGTATATGCTCCGTTCACATCACCAAATAGCGGCCACGCACCTCAGGTTCAGATTGGCGATGCTATCACCGAAGGGCTTTATATCACTCTCGCATCTAATGAGGTTGATGGTGCAGAGCTAAAGGCAGCAAACGACATAGCCGTGAACGTTGGCGACGTAGCTACAGCTACATTCAACTCAGGATTGATGCGCGGCACGATAGCAGACCCCACAGGGGATTCGTCGTTTGATGATTACATTACGGTTGGCAGTCTTGCCACTCTTACCAATATCATTTGCGACACGCCAGGAAGCGGCACTGAGGCAATCTTAAGCGGCACCTATCCAGTGATAAGTGTAAGCAGCATTGATATTGTGCTTGATGTGTCAGGTAATAGCGCAGAATGGGCGGAAATGGGTTCTACGACATACCCTATCCAAGCTGCAGACAATGCAACTATAGGCCCTGCAGACCCAATACCCGCCACTTATACCGATTGGTTTTCGGTTAGCGCAACCAAGACGCAGCGCGTTGTCGGTAACTTTGGTGCCAGTAGTGGAATGTATAAGGACAACGGAAACAGAAAGAGCAAGGCCGCAGTTACAATTGAACTCCAGTACCAGGCAATAGATGAAAACTCAAATCCGATTGGACCGATTTATTCATCACAAGGAACTGTCTCTGGTAGGTCATCAGATCAAACAGGCGTAACGATTGTTGGAGAACTGCCGTCTGAAACTTACTTCAGAGCAAGAGCGCGCAGATTAACCGATAAAGACCTTAACTTTAACGGTCAAGTAGTTGACGATGTTTCGTTTGATAACCTGTACGGTCAAACACAAGATAAATCCATCAACTATGGAAACAGAACAACTATACATACCGCGCGCAGACAGACACCAAGAGCAACATCAATCAAATCTCCTAAGTTAGCTCTAATAGTAACTGAAATGATTTATAAATATCTTGGCAATGGTTTGTTTGACGCATCACTTACCAAGAACACTAAAGCCGTTCAGTCTCTTATTAGGCTTCTTCGCGATCCAGTTTGCGGAGGATTGAACCTGACCGCATCTAACATGGACAAACTAATAGATGTGCAAAATGAAATAGAGGAGTATTTCGGTTCTGAATTTGCAGGGCAGTTTTGCTATACGTTTGACTCATACGACGCGACCATGCAGGACATTATAAGCATCATCTCAGACGCTATATTCTGCAAATCCTATCGTGAGGGAAGCGCCATTCTGCTGGACTTCGACAGGCCTCGCATAGGACCTGAGATGGTTTTCACCCATCGAAGTAAAGCCACTGGGGAGAAATGGACTAGGAACTTCAATACAAAAGACAGGTTTGATTCACTTAAGTTCAGCTACATCGACCCAGACACAAACATCAAAGAGACAATAACAATTCCAGAAACTGGCGGGTTAAAGACGGACACATATGATTCCAAGGGGATAAGGAACTACCAACAAGCATACTGGGCTGCATATCGCAGGTATCAGAGAAATACATTAAACAGAGTTGCAATCGAATTCACTGCGATGGAGGAGGGAATATTCGCAAGGCCAGGGCGAGCTATTAGCGTTGTTAAGGGCTCTCGCGTTTCTCCTTTCGATGGTTACGTTGTAGCAGTAGATGGCCTTACCTTGGTTCTATCACAGAATGTTCAGTTTGTAGATGGCGACGATCATTCTCTAATTCTCAAAAAGAGAGATGGCTCAGTTCAAAGTGTGGGCGTTATTCGCGGGCATAATGATAGAACGGTAATCATGACATCCGCACCTCAGGAAGCCATCTACGTAGGAAATAGCGCGCTTAAGACGGAATTTTCATTTGGCAACGAACAAAGGCATAATGCTCAAATGGTGGTTGTTTCTACAGTTGAGCCAGGGAGCGATAGAACCGTGAAAATAACAGGCTATAACTACACAGATGACTATTATGCTTATGACGGTGTTGCGCCATTCGGCTCGGCATTCTCCAACGGATTCAATAGCGGCTTCGCTTAAGAGGAATAAATATGTCTAGCGGATGCGGTGACGTCCTGTCACTTGATGATTTGAAGATCGCAAAATTACATCAGATTTTTGAGGCTGAGGTTATCACTGGTTTGCAGGGTGGAGTGTCTGGCGGCACTCCTATTGACTACGCAACTAATCAGGTGACCGGACAAGTTCAAAAAACACTACCAGCAGTTCTTCGTGATGCTGGATTTCAGCCTGCGTCAATCACCTTCCAGACCGGAGGGACGCTTTCTGTTAATGATAGAAACAAGGTGGTTTTCGATTCTGTTACCATGGCATGGTATTCATGGTCGGGCGCTTTGCCAAAAACATTTGCAGCAGCAACAAATCCGCTATCTGATCCATTATGGATACCACAGACAGATCCAAATCTGCGAAGTGAGTTAGCATCAAATGCAGTCAATAAAGGAGCTTCGCTAATAGGCTCAACTTCAGGCCTTACCGTTGAGCAACGATTTGTTGAAATTGAGAAGATTAAGGCTGCTAACGGATTTGACGTAATTGGTCGATTCCTTAACATAGCTGCACTTCGGGCTTTTACCACGGGAATTGTGGGTCAGATTGCATTTGTAGCATCATCTGCTAATGCAACAAATGCAGAGTTGCCGGTGGGTGGTGGGTATTTCAAAGCAGTTGCAAAATCATCTCTCGTAGACGATGGCGGGGTTACCGTTGTACCTGCATCAGGTAGCGTGGCTTGGATTAGAACCAACACTCAACAGGTTTATATTGAGCATTTTGGGGCCATTGGAGATGGTGTAAAAGACAGTACGTCAGCGATATTGGCGGCAATGGCTTATGGAAAGGCAAATAAAGTTAATATCCATGCAGGACCTGGCATCTTTGAAACATCCTCATCCATTCCAATCGATTCAAACTCTGGATTGATCGGATCTGGAAGGGAGAAGACTATATTTGAAAAAACAACAAATAACGCATTCACAATTAGTTCAGGCGTAACCGCAGATGCTTTTGTTATTTTAAGGGCTCCAACATACTCACCAGATGGAACTGATCTTTCTAATTACGCTTCATTCATCGAGTTATCTGGTGCTACATTTAGAAGAAAAGGTCTAACAGGAAGGTCTAACGCTTGTGCATATGGTATATGGTCAGGGAAGCTTTGCGTGTCGCAGATTAGGGACGTCAGAGTTGAGTGTGGTAACTTTGGATTTTGGGGTGAAGATGTTTGGTCCAATACTTTTGAGAGCGTCCAATTCTTAGGGCTTAGTGTAAGGCAGTTCTGCGGAATGCAAATCAGTAAATTCAGAACTGGTCTTTATGCGCTATCTGGAACATCAAATGTGTTCACTCTCGTTGGTATCGCAAACTACCAAATAGGATTTCAATTTAACAGCTTGCAATATAGTACAATGAACAGTTGCACTGCTGATGGGATTTCACCAATGATCGACATTGGCGAAACCAACGCAACGGCATATGCATTTATAAACCCACATGGAATTACCATGAATGGCTGCGGATCTGAGGGTGTTGCGGGTTCAAGATTGAATGTTTTCCACAACCAATATGCAATCTACGATGCCACTTTAACTATTAATAGTTATCAAGGGCAGATAGTGCCACAGAATCCAGTATCTCCTAGCACGCCTATTTATACAATTTTCAGTGAGCACACAAGTAAATTTTGCAGTGTTAGTATAATTAATTGCGCGCTTAAGAAAGATGCATCTTTATCCAATCAAATAGCTGGCCTTGTTTCAGGTGCGCTTACTTCGGTTTACAATATCGGATCTATAATTGACGTTCCCAGCCAGGCGGGAGGTTCGACATTTAAAAGCCTATAAAAAAGGCCCCGAAAGGGGCCTTATTCTTTGTTACTTCCACGTATCACACAACTTGTAACAACCGTTACCGTTGCATTGTCAGGTGCCATTGAAGCGATAACTGACTGAGCATCACGACACGCCTTCTTGCCGTAGAAAACCATTGGGTCATGATATTCCATGTGCCCATTGGACGAGATAAGCATAACCAGCAATACCCACTGCATTATTTGCCACCTGACTTACCAAACATTCGATCAAGGTGCTTGTTATCGTTAACGCTTGGGAAGCTATTTCGCCCTACGAGTTCCTCGCGTGTTGGCTGCTTGATGTTCTTGCGAGCACCTAGATGACCGCCATGCAATGCAACTTGGTTCTGTACATAATCGCTCATCGTGCTTTACTCCCTTCGTCAAAGCCTTTGTTGAATGCCTGCAGGTATTCGCCTGAAAATGGCGCTGATGCATCTTTGTAATTCTTCATGGAAACCGAAGAGTTATGGCCTGCAAAGAATGCCAGGATATAAGGCGCAGACTCATTGTAATTTGTCGCAGCCTGCTGCTTACGATATTCAGGGTCATGAAGATGACCAATGCTTACTTCACTCATTTTGTGCCCTCATTAATTTTCGTTAACGTATCAACCTTGCCATTCATGTAAGCCTCGTAAGCAATTAACTGAACTGCGCCAATTATTGCGGACTTCATTTCTGGAGAGGCGCCCACTGAAACCATAAGCTCATCAATCTTCTTTCCTGCATTGCTAACTATCACATTTCTATTATTCATATTGCATCCACCATGACCGGTTGCACTGGGACAATATAGCCGTGTTTATACCAGTATCTTGCCAATCTCTCTGCGATTAGTGCGCGCGGCCTGCTGTCGAAAGTACCAACGCTTACCAGCTTAGCTCCAAGATGAACACGTCCAATATATCGGTTGTTGTATCGTTTTTGGGTCATGAATTACCTCCACCATAACTCAAAGCAGAGATGGCCTAGCCATAAAGACCGCATCGGACCATCATTCCAAAAGTAGAAATACTTCCAGTTGCTCTTCTTCTGCCATGAAACTGACAGCCACCATCCTCCGCTTGGGCTGGGTATTGGTATTTTCATCACTCACCATCCTTCACGATGCCGCCAGCGGCCTTATTCATTGCGATAACATCTTCTTTATAA